TATTGCGGCTTTGTACGTACTTAAAAAATCAGATGAGCCATCAGCATGCCAACCATAAAACTGACCTTGTTTAGGATGACCTTTGTAAACAGTAAATTGAAATGACTCAGAAAAATCCCATTGCCAGTTCCAACCTGCTTGTTTATTTGCGTGATGTACATAAGGATGAAATATATCATACATCCATTTATCATTTAACCATGAAACATCACTATCTCTTACATAAAGTTGTTCAGAATCAATTCCTTTTTTTGTCAGTCCTTCTCTTGTAGCACCAGCAGTCATTTTATTAAGTACCTTATTACCTTTACTGTCTGTGCCACCTTTTTCTTTACCATCAAAGGTTGAAGCTTTTTTAGATATACCTTTACTTTCATCAACTACCATTTTAGATAGTCCATGTGAAATAATCTTTTTACACATCTCTGGTTTAATAGCAGAGAGATAGTACATGTAAGATTTTTTTAGTTGCATTTAAATTACTCCGCTTGTAAACTTACGCCAATCAATTGCATTTTTTATTGTGAAACCTCTATTAGATATTAACTTAATAGTTTTTTCTAAATAATCAACCGTTTCTTGGATATAAGTTACTTTCTGTTCAAGTTTGTTAACATCAGGATCAGACTTGATGTATTTATCCACATCTTGTTTTAATATTTTTAAATTAAAAGGTTTAGATTGATAAACACTAGGGTCTGCTTTGCCTGTGTAGTATTCCCATTTCTCTCTTGTAATTCGTGCTAAATCTTGTTCAGAAACCTTTAAAAGATTTTTATACTTTGAGTGAAATTTACAATACTTGTTGTGTAGTTGTGGCGTTTTTAAAGACTCTAAATCAAGTTCTTCTTCATTAATTTTTAAATCTTTATCTGCCAGATTTTGTAGTTCGTCTAATGTCATAATATCTCCATTATATTATTATATCACAATACCACTATTTAGTCAAGGATTAAGACGTTGTTTCTGTAGTAGCACTTGCCGATACTGTTGCAAATTCATATATTTTATAAGCAAAAGTTACATTAGCAGTTAGATAATTTACATCTGTTTCTTGTTGGTTATAGTCTAAACCAGATAATGATATAGGGTATATATCCCTAAATCTAATCTCTAAATTTGCATTGTTCTTACTTGACAATACAAATAGTGTTGCGTCTGAATATAAACCACCATCATCTTGTACTGCCTTACTTACTTTACCTAATTCTTTTTGTAGACCTGTATCTGTGGTTGTAGGATATCTGTCAGAGCCTGCGTTTTGTAGTGCTCTAAATTGTGAATGATCTTTAGGAAAACCAAGACCTGTTAACCACCCATGTATTTCTCTATAGTTTTCTAAATTTTCATCTACTAAAAATGTGATGTTTAGATTATCATAATCTAACTTATCACCTGGTATAGGTATATCTTTAAGAGGTGTAGGTAAATTTGCTTGACCTAATGATACGCCAGGTATGTTTGCAGCCGTACAAAAATATTCTACTTTAGGTAGTTTAATTACGCCAAACTTAAACTGTGTAGGTGAGGCATAATCTAGTTTTGTAGGTTGTCGATTATTTGCATTTGTAGTAGTCATACTACTATTTATCTGTTTGTTTATCTACTTCTTCCCACTCTTTTGTTTGGGATTCTGTCTTTAACTTCTTCTCGTTTTCTGTTAATACACTTTCTTCCTCTTGTTTTTCATCTAGTCTTTTTTCTAATACTTCTACAGGATGAGGTTTTTGAAAGTGTGCAAGTGTTATTCCTATTACAGATATAAAGGCACCTACAATTAATATGCCTAGTAATTCTTTAAATGGTGTTTTCATACTTTTATTTATGCTAAAAAAAAGGGGGCCGAAGCCCCCTTAATTCGTTTGTTCAACAACACGTATTACATGATGTTTGTTACTTGTACTCGTCTGTAGTATCTGTTAGAAGATAATGCAGTTAAGCCATCAGCAGTAATTGAACCAGTACCAGTTACATCGCTACCAGCAAAAGGGTTCGCTACTAGACCATATCTAGTTTTGAATCCAATTTTTGGTTGGAATGAATCCTGACCTACCGCTCTAACCATTTGTAGTGGTACGTAAGGGCAGTAGAATATACCAGCGTCATAAGGTGATGTACCTTTGTAACCAACAACGTAGTATTGTTTAGTTGGAGAAGCATTAGACGCCAAGTTTGCAGCATATGGGTCGATATATACTTTGTATTTACCGTTTAATACACCAGCAAAAGTGTTACCTGTGTCATCAACATTTAAGTTGTTGTTTAACGCAGGAGTGTAGTCTAAAACACCCGCCATTTGTAAAGCAGAGGCAACGTCTGAAGAACAGATAATGATGTTACCTTTTCCTCTTCTCGTTCTCTGAGCGATTGTGTTAGCATCTCTCTCTACTTGGAACATTAATCCTTTGAATCTTTCAACAGACCATCTTCCGTTTGAGTCAGTATCTAAATCAAAGATACCAGCAGTTGTTGTGTTGATTGCACCGTCTGAATTGTCGTTGTCAGCAGCACCTACTTCAGCAGTTCTATAGATTGATCTTACAACCTCTCTATTGATTTCTGCTAAAATTTCAGCTGATAGAATATTTGATAATTCTGTTTCAGCGTCTAAACCATGGATTGCTTTCAAGTCTTGTGCAAGTTCCATAGTGTATTCTGCTTTAAGAGCTCTTGACTTCGCAGTTACAGTTGATTTCTCAATAGAGAAAGCCATTTCTGCAAATTGTGAAGCGTCAGAACCATGACCTAGGCCTTCAGCAGCGGCAGTTGACATACCAGTACCAGTTGTATAGTTTGGACCAGCACCTGGAATTGGTGCGTCATTTAATACAGCTGGGTTTTCACCAGAATGTGCAGTTGATGAGAATCCGTTTTCACTTGATCCACCAGCTGATCTACCAGAAAAATCTGTATCAGCTTCTTCAAAAAGAGCCTCTGTGCCAGATTGGCTTGAGTATCTGCTTCTCATAGCAAATATTAAACCTGTTGGGCCTGACATAGGTTGCACGCCACAAATATCGTATGCGATAAGATTTGGCATAGCTCTTCTTACTAGTGAAATAAGGATAGGATTCCAGTTAGATATAGAAGAACCAGTTGCGTTAGCAGGAGCTGACTCAGACATAAACTGAGCGTCTTCTTTTAACGATTTTTCCTGGTTTTCTAAAATAACAGATGTAACAGCTCTTTTGTAACTATCACCGATCTTTGGAAGATCAGGATGGTCAAGTACGGGCTGCCACTTGTTTTGTATAGATTCAGATAAAAACATCTTACTATCTCTCCTTATTATTTTAGTTTAAGTTAATTAACCCAACTAAAAAGTCTAAACTAGTATAACTTTTTAGCCTTTGTTTTACTAATTGCAGCCGTATATGCTGACATAGACTCTGACATATTTAAGTCAGCAGTCGGTTCAGTTGCAGCTACTTCATTAGATTCTGTATCACTTGCTTTCTGAGCAGGGAAATAAGAATTTTTAATTGTTTCTACTTTTCCTCTGTAATCAGCAGCATCCACATATTCAATACTTTCTGCTAAACCTTTAAGTTTTTCTTTTTCAGTTTCAGCAAGATCACTAGCAACGTCATTGATAATGTCATCTCTAGCAAAGTCTGCGATTTTCTGATTTAACTCAACGTTTCTTGCGATAGTTTCGTTAACTTCTTCTTTTAACTTATTGATTGTTGCAGCTTGATCCTCAATTACATCAAATTTATTTTCAGGTAAATCAATGTAGTGAGTTTCAAAAAGTTTTTTCATACCACCGATAAAGTCTTCAGTAATTTCTGACTTCAGACCTCTTTCGATAGCCAACTCGTTGTCTTTCATCCATTGTTCAACAACGTAGTTTAGATAAGCGTCAACTTTTTCTACGATTTCTTCTTTAGATTCTTCAACCTTTTCAGCAACCTTAGTTTCGTATTCGCTTTCTAATTTTTCAATTTCTTCTACAAGTTTTGCTTTAACAGCAGATTCGAAGATAGTTGCAGCTTTTGCTTTAAACTCTTCCGATAGTTCTTCACCATCTGTAAGAGCAGCTACATCTTCTTTCATATCCATGTCTTTTACTTTTTCTTTTGCAGAAGCTTTGATTTCTTTTTTCTCGTCTTCTTTTTCTTCTTTAACTTCTTTTTCATCATCTTTTTGAGCTTTAAGTTCTTTTTTCTCGTCATCATGTGAAGCTTCTTTTACTTCATCTTTTTTCTCATCATCTTTTTGAGCTTTAAGTTCTTTTTTCTCGTCATCATGCGAAGCTTCTTTTACTTCTTTTTTCTTATCATCATGTTTTTCTTCAGACTTGTCGTCACCTTTTTTCTTGTCAAGGTATTTTTGAAGACCAGCTGGGATTTCTCCCTCTTTCATTTCTTTTTCTTTGTCAACATTAGCATTCATTTTTTTAATGTCTGCTTGTGCTTTCATCATTTTTTCTTTTTCTTTCTCGTCAGCTTCTTTAACTTCTTCCTTGTCTTCATAAGTTTCAGACTTAGGTTTCATGTCATAATCAGCTTTTAGAGATTGCATTGGCTCAGCAGGTTTTGCACTTTTTTGGTGTGCGTCACCAGTAATGTGGTTAACGCCTTGTGCGAAATCAATTTTGCCATCAGTTGGGCTTGTTACAGCTTTACCGATAACGTTTTGAATAGTTGCCCCTAAAGATTTAGAAGGCTCTGCTGGAGCGGCATTTTTCTTTGGCGCCATTGCGTCAGTTTTACCGTTTTCCATTTTAGTTTCCTCTTATAAAAGTTATGTTAATTGCAATAATGGACTAAAAAATAGTCAATTATTATTTATAAAATTACAGTTTTTTAAGAAAGTTCTCAAATACAATAGCATTTTTTTCTGCTCTTGCAATTCGTTCTTTACTTTCAACTTGTAACTTTAATTCTTTAACCTCTGCTTCTTTCAAAATCCCATTGTCCCAAACCCATTCTTTTCCTTCCATAATGCCTTCTACAAAAGCATCTGGAGCACTTGGGTCTGCAACTATATCAGCTGCTGTCGCAAGGTAAAAATCGTTATTGACTACATTGGCACCTTGACTATTTGAGAGTGTGCCCATACCTCGGGAAGAAACGCCTAATCTTGCACCTTCATCTATTAATGACTTCACAATTTTTCCATATGGTGTGTCTAGGACTCTTGCTTCTCCGATAAAATTATTGCCTTCAGGATAGAGAGCTTTAATCATATGCGATACTCTTTCTAAATTCACAGTAGGTCCATCAGGATGACCGAGTTCGCCGAAAGCTCTATTTTTGTTGATAAAATCTCTGTTATATCTTACAACTTCTCTTTGTAAGATTTCTTTAGGATACATTCTGCCATTTTTATTTTTAATGTCAGATTGCATAAAGATACCTTTAATGGCATAGTTTTTCTTGCCATTGGTTTCTTCTACGATATATTCCGCTTGTTCTATTTCTTCGGTAATTAGCTTCATAAGTATCTATCTCTTAATTTCTCTATAATATTTATACAAATTATTATCTAAACTCCGCAATTATTGTGTAATTATCACCACTTGCGAAATTTCGAGTTGAGAGTAATACATCACCTGTAGGTGTCGTAGAGTTGTTTGTAATCTCGTTTCCATCTGCTCGTAAGTCCCAAAAACCTTGACCAGACAAGAAAACTGCGGTAGCATTAGTTGCACCATCCCATATCAACTCAACACCTGACTTTGAATCTGCTGTATTGATTGACCAGTACAACTTTGATATTTTTCTGTTACCATCTTCAGTCATAAAAGTTAAAGCAGAAGCGTCAACTTTTCTAACTAAAGTTTCACCTGTACCGTCAGAAAAATTTGTAAGTTTTGTCGTAAATTTAACACCAGATGTATCTGCAATTGTTAAACTTGATACTGTATCAGCCATTTGTAAACCCTTTTTCTTTTCTAAATTCTACTATAATATTATAGTTTGTTATTGTACTTTCAGTTGATACAAGTACATCACCTGTTGGATTAACTAGTGTTGCACCTGTATCACCTTGTTTAATTTTTGGTTCGTCTTTTTTTAAACCGTAATTGCCACGACCACTAAATTGTGTTGCAACTTCTTCATCTGTTTCAGCGTCAAAGAAAAATGTCATATTTCCTGACCCTAGTATTTCATAATATAAATGTGCAATTGACAAATTAGGACTTGCCGTTGCGCCTGATAATTTACTTGCGTCTAATAATAACTCTTTTGTTTCACCACCTGCCCCACTTGCTTTTATAATAGTTTTAAAACTATCATCAGCCAATGTTGTAGTAGTGATTGCCATTATTAGTAATCAAAATTGTCTTTTACTACTTCAATTACAACATAACCACTAGCACTAACAGTAGTGATTGAAATATCACCATCTGTTGCGTGGTTAGCTGCACCTGCTGTATTTACAATTGTACCTGCGTTATAAACATCACTACCTGATATAGTGATTGCATTTTCAGATGAAGCACCATTTTTAATAAACTTTAATGTTGCATAACCTGTTAAACCGAATTTTAAACCTCTAATTTTTAACTGCCCATTGTTTTGATGAGCATCCAATCCAGAAGCGTCAACTACGGTTGTGGTAGCGCTATCGTTTGTAAATTCAACCAATACTTTTGCAAACCCTTTAGTGTCAGACAGAGTTCTTGTTGTTATTGCCATATGCTATTCCCTCCCCTTTATCTTCTTAAAATTGTTAATGTTTCTTTATCAAAGTAATTCATTAAGTCGTTCACTTTAACATTATATTCTTTAGCAGCTGTCTTAACATTTTTTTCAAAGTCAGCGATTACATCACCTGACTTATCAGCAGCTCTAAATACCATATCTACAGCCTTCTTCATTTTAGGCGACAATTTATTATATTGTCTTGTACGCTTATAATCGTTAGCTTCAGATATATGTTCGTTTTTAAATTTACTGAGCGATTTCATCAGTTGCTGGTACCTCTTCAGTCGCAGCTGGTTCTTCGATATTGTTACCAGAGAACACATCAGCTTCAGGTGCTTTCACACCTTGTTGACCTGTAAAAACAGATTTTGCCACATCAACTTTTGCGTCATCTAAGGCAGCACTAACTTTATCACCTATTGCATCCTTGAAGTTTGTTTCAGCTTCTTTGTTATCGCCTTTTTGTAAATTATCTACAAATTTTTGTAAGTTTTCTTTACTCATCTTTAGTATTTATCTCCTCATTACCATTTTGCTCTTCTTCTTTAGGCTGTTCTGCCTCAATTTCAGAGTCAATTATTTTTTGTTCAAGTTCATTTTGTTTTAAAATTTTAGTTCTAATATATTGATGACTAAAATATTTACCTACATATTGTTCTAAATCTCTAGCAAGATTAACTCTTTCTCTCATCATCTCTGAATGTTTAAGTTCAGCAAAGTATCCATCTTGTAAGAAACTATATGTAATATCGTTTTGCATATTGTCCCATTCTTCTGGTGCAATAACGCCTTTTAAAACAAGTTGTGTTTTAAGTAAATCATGGAATAACATGCAGAATTTCTTTCTTAATCTGCCTACAAATTTAGTAAACTTAACTTCATCTCTACTAATTTCAGCTGCACGACCTAGATTAAATCCTGATCCACTTTCTAATCTACTAATAGGTACGTTTAATGATCTATATAATTTTCTTTGGAAATATTCTATGTCAGCAATCTCACCTAGATTTTGACCACCAGGTAAAGTTGTGATTTCAGTTCCTCTCCCACCTTCTCTACGAGGTAACCAAAAGTCTTCTAACATACTCATATAGTTTCTATCATCACGTATCTCACCTGTAGAAGCGTCATAAACAAGTTTGTTTCTATATCTTGCCATAACATCTCTTAAATATTGTTCAGCCTTGATCTTAGGTAAGTTACCTACATCAATGTAAAATATTCTTCTTTCAGGTGCTCTTGCAATTCTGTATATTACAACAGCGTCTTCAATCATTCTTAATTGATTAACAGGTTTAATTGCTTTATGTAAATAAGATAAAACTAAATTGTGTGTTTGATCTACTAAACCTGAAGGGCAGTATGTAATAGCGTCTGTTGCTATTTTTAATCCACCAGCATTTGAAGCTGCTGTTGGGTGTATTCCTTTTTCGTTAAACATGAAGTATTCTTGGAACTTGTCAGTAAATGCCATAGAACCTGGCACACCATCCATTCTAGTCTTTCTTACTTCTCTAACTTTTTTGATCTTTCTAGGATCAATGTATCTTAATTCTGTTATACCTAGTCTTGGTGAATCTTTATCAATAATTTTATGATAATAAAGTCTACCATCTACGTACCATCTTCTAAAGATGTCATGTCCTTTTATATCAAAACTTAATAGTTTTAATACTTCAGAAAATGACTCTCTAATTTTCTTTTTAATTGAATCACTATAAGCAATCTTGCTTAAGTCTAATTGTACTGATTGTTGATTTTCATTAGAAACAATTGCTTCTGATACTATATCCTCAATTGCAAGGTCGCACTCGGGATGTAAAGCAACTTCTCTATATCGTCTGATTAAGTCTAGTTCGTTTCTAGCTGTAACATCAAATCCACCATAAGACGCAAAGAACCCACCAGCAGGGACGACTTGTGTGCCGTCCTCTGCTTGTGGCGCTACTATATTTTGTCTTGGATCAGTTTCCGCTTTTAAACGTTCTATCTTAAACCCAAATAGTTCTGCCATGTTATATTACCTCAATTCTACTTAATTATTTATTACCGAATTAAGTAGTAGTATTTGTTTCAAAATATTGGTATCTATGCGTTGCAGTAAATGATTCTACCGCATTGTTAGTACCATAATCCAGACCAATGTCATCCAATGTTGTTGGGAACATTCCTCTGAATGTGTATGATTTAATCGAATTACCATTTCGGTCAAGTTGTTCGACAAAAGCATCAACTTGATAGTCTGCTGGATTAACAAGTCCTTCATTATCAGACATGTTGTTAATACCATTTAACCATCTTTCGTATGCGTTTCTGATTAAGAAGTCAGTATCATTTAGCATTGTAGTAGTCCATGTACCGAATGTTCTATCACCCGCTACATATAACTCTCTTCCTCTAAATGGAATAGCAACTTCTCCGATCGTCATTCCTGGTAAAGATGTTGATGTACATAGAAAAGACATTGTTTCAGTCTCCCCACCTACACTAGCATATCCAGGGAAAGGCATTGTAACTCTGAATTGATTAGCACGAGCTCCGCCGCCTCTTAATTTACTTTTAAAGTCATTAATATTTGGCATGGTTTTACGCTCCTACTACTTCTTCAAATGCTACGCCAGTTCTTGTCGCAACAAAAGTTAATTGTACAAAGTTGATTGATCTTGCTGGTTTGACAAAGATGTCAGCCTTAAACTCATTTCTATCAATGACAGCAGCCGTATTGTTAGTTTCATCACAAACTACTAAAAAGTCTGTAATACCTCTACGACCTTGTACATCTCTTAGGAAAGGTTCTACAATGTTTCTAAATTGTGCTCTTGTAAATTCGTCATTAAATTCAAAGAGTTGGAATTTAGAAGCAGTTGATATTGCCTTCTCTAAAGTAATGAACAATCTTCTTACATTGATTCTGTCAAACGCTGATGGAGCAGATAATCCAGTTTTATCTCCAAACAAGACTGTACCTTGTCCAGGGAAAGTAACCACTGGGTTTACTCTAGCTCTGTATAACTCATCTCTTTGTGTTTTATTTGGATTGAAAGCAAGTTTTACTGCGCCTCTAATCACACCTCTGTTGAAACCTGCTGGTGAGAACCAACTGTCTGCAACTAGGTCTGTTCTTGCAGCTAATCCTGCTGTATCTCCGTTTAATGGTACAAATCTGAATACGTCATTAAATTTGTCGTATGTGTATTTGTAACCACTATCAAAAACTACAAAAGAAGATGATCTGATTCCATTAAAGAAACCAGTTACGTTTGTTGTTTGAGTTGTTGAGTCTGTTACGTTAACTACATCACTTCTTTCAGGTGACGCAAATACTACAGCGTCTTTTCTGTTTTCAGCGATTGTAATTAAGTTATCTATGTGTGTCGCATCCCCAGGTCCTGCAATAATCAGGTTGATGTCAACTGTTTCTGCGTCTTGGAATTTCTCATAAGCAGTTTTCTTTTGTGCTGTAGTTCCTACTGAACCATTTGCACCACCTGATAATGAGTCATTTTGTACAGTTGTTACTGCTGTAAACGTTAAGTTTAGAGCATTAGATCCCCAATTAGTTGCTCCTGACATGTGATCCATCCAATAAATGTATTGTGATTTATTGTAGATTACATCTGGATAATAATTAGTATCTCCCTGTGGAGTTTTGCCATCAGCAGCCTTTGATAATGAATCATAGACTTCTAATACTTCTCCTGCTTTTCCTGTGATGTCTCCGTCTTCGTCAACTACTACTACGTGTAACTCATCATTTGAACCACCTCTATCTGAAGCATATGGTGATGTTCCAGGGGCAGCAGCAACTAGATCATAATATTGCCATCTTCTTCTTACAGAAGCACCACTAGATACGGCAGTATGTAAACCACCAACACCTGAAGGATGTCTAACAATAGTTAAATCGTTTGTTGCAATTGCAGTAACTCTGTATTCAAAACCACCAGTTTCGCCAAAGTTAACAATATCACCTACATTAATACCTGAAGCAGATGTTACTGTAACTGTTGTATCGCCAGCAGCTAAGTTAGATTCGTTTACTGTTGTTTTTGCAGTTTCTTCGTATGCAGTTGAAGAAGGACAAATAGACACTTTTAAGTTATTACCAAAACTACCTGCTGTTCTAGCTGCCCAGTTTCCTACTGAACCAGCACCACCAGCATAGTCATTCTGATAACTTTCTGTGTTGTTTATTAATAAACCACTACCATTAGCAGTAGCGTTTAAAATACCTGTTCCTGAAGTTCGTACAACTTTTAAAGCATTTCCGTACTGTAGAAAACTAGCAGCACTAAAAAATGACTCAAAAGTATCAGAGGTTGGTTTACCAAACTGTTCAACTAACTCATTTTCAGATGAAACTGTTACGATCTCATCTAAAGGACCTTGAGTAAAGTCTCCTGCAAATGCACCTATTGAAGTTGCAACTGCTGGAATAACGTTTGTTAAATCCTTCTCTTGTACGAGAACACCTGGTGAAACTTGAAATGCCATATATGTTGTTCTCCTTATTAGCTAATAAGTATCATTAATCTCAATTCTATTTATGTTTTTATAAACCTTTACGAACCGTTACAGGAGTCCACACTTCCCCTTTATCATCTATTATAGTATCTTCTTCTAAACCATCATTTAAGAAACCAAATGGTGCCATATCTTGTTCTATTGCGTTTTGTTGTTCTTCATACATTCTAGCACGTACATCTTGGTCTGTTAATTCTTTAAAATATCTTTGATTTGATATCCATGCAAATATAACTAAACACATAACTAAATCGTCATTAGAACCCTCTTCAGCTTGCCATGATTGACCACGTCTTACAAACGTTGATAATTCTTCTATCATATGAAAGTCATTAATTATTAATTTATCGCCTTCTATCAAAGTCTTTAAGTTTGTACAACCTATTCGTTTAACTTGTTTAGTCATTCTTACACCTAGTTGAGAACCTCTTTTAGAGAAACCACCACCTAGTATTTGACCTGCTCTACCTTTCATCATACACATTAATAAGTTTGTGTACTCTAACTCAAACTGTAAAGCGTCTGCCACTTGATGACCTACATCATTTACTTCGATACACACATGAGCATTATTATATTGTTTTGCAACTTTTTCAATTGTATGAGGAAACAGTAAAGGTTTAATTTCATTATTTCTATATTTTGCAACTATCTTATAAGGCATTTGTGATACATCAAATACTACAAAGGCAGAATAATCTTTTACGGTACCTCTTGCAACGTCAACTGTAATTACATAATCTTTTTTAGGATCAGGTCTTTCGTACATATCTAAACCTGCTTGTGATACGATAGGATTATTGTGCGACATTGTTCTAATTTTAGATGGGTTTAATAATGTATCTACTGAACCTACAAACTCACACTCAAACTCTGTAGCAAATTGTGCCTCACTAGTGTTTCTTATAGTTTCTTCTTTCCATTTATCATCTCTACCTGGTACCTCTGACCAATGCACTTCAATAGGCACATAATCATTT